TGACTGGCGCATTTGCCTCAGGAACGGCTGTTAGCCTGGGTGATTTATTCAAGAAAGGCAAAGAAACTAATCTCGTTGCCTCATTCAAGAAACAACTAGATGATGTTAAGGCTCTTCAAAGCGCGGCTGGCGAACTTGCTGGTTCGGGATACTCACAAACATTTATTGAGCAGATAGTTAAGGCTGGTCCTGAGGCTGGACTTGCCATGATGGAGCAACTCCGTGAACTCAGCCCTGAACAACAAGATGAATTAAAGAAGACATACGAAGCCCTAGAAACTATTAACGACAGCGGGCTTGATGGATTAGCCGCGTCCATGAATAAGGGCGCTAACCTGGCTACATCAGAACTACGCAAAGCCTATGAGCAGGTTGCCGTAGATTTGAAGGAGTCCTTAGCGATAGTAGATAAAGAATTACAAGAAGGTATGGCGGAAGCCAATAAGATTTATCAAGAGAACCTTGCCGCCGCTAAGACTGCTCGCGATGAAGCCATCTCTGAAGCCGCCGCCGCGCTCGCCGAAGCATTAGCCGAAGCGCAGAAGAACCTAGACGAAGCGCTCGCTGAGGCATACAAGACTATGACCGAAGCCAAGGCAAAGGCTAAGGAAGAACTAGATAAAGGCTTGGCTGAAGCCCTCAAAGACTTATCAATAGCCCGCGAAGACGCACAAAAAGAACTTAACAAAGGTCTTGCTGAAGCCCAGGCAACGCTACAAAAAGCCCTTATTGACGCGCAAAAAGAATACGAAAAGGCTATTGACGAAATCAACAAGGCTACCCAAAAGAAACTTGAAGAATTAAAGAAGAAGATAGCCGAAATTGCTGCGGCTCTTGCTCAATTAGCGGCTATGCAAGCGGCGGCTGGTGCTATGGGTGGCGCTCCTACATTACCTCCAATTACACCTCTTAAGCCATCAACTACGACTACGCCATCAACGACCACGCCTGGGAATAACACAACAGTTAATATAACTGGTATGAATTTGACTAGCCCACAAGAAACCGCGAGCGCAGTTGTAAATAGTATTCGGTTTGGAAATGTCGTTGTTCCAACAGCGCCTACTCAATTAGCCTCTCAGGAAAGCGGCGCTATTGGAGCGGCTTCTATTAGTTCAAGAACTAAATTAGACCCATCGTATATCGCAATGAGGGCTAGATAATGCCAACCTTAACGCAACTGTATGAGTTTTCTTTCGCAGGATTAAACTTTGGCGGCGGTGGTTCGCCTTATCAAATCCTGAGCGTAGATGGATTAGAGGGTCTGCCCGCTATCCGTAACCAAGATGATAACCGCGGATACGCAGACGGCATGTTCTCAGGCAACGACTTCTTATCGGGTAGAACTATCAGTATCATTCTTAATATTTTTGGTTCAGGAGCAGTTAGCGCCCAAGAAAACTTTAATACATTTCAGCGGTATATCCTCCCGCAGAGAAGCGGCACAACTGACCTTTACTTCAAATTGCCCGATAGTCCAGTATCCGAACAGTTTGTAAAGGCTCGCGTCCGTGGCTTACAAAGCACTATTGACCCTAACTACACTTATGGTTACATCGTTGCCCAAGTGACTTTCTTCTGCCCTGACCCAAACATCTATAACGGCAATACTCAGACAGCGGTATTTACTTATAGTGCTGACCAGGGTCGTGCTTATGACCGCACCTATGATTTAGATTACGGCGGCGGCACTTCGTATAAAACAACCACAGTCAATAACTCAGGCTGGGCTACAACCTACCCAACTATTGACTTAAAGGGTCCAATTATTAACCCTGAATTGGGTAATCTGACTCAAAATAAACAATTAAACTTTACTACTACGCTCATAAGCACCGACCACTTAATTGTGGATTTGTATAACAAACTCGTCACGCTCAATGGACAACCAGCGCGTAATCTATTGACTTCGGGCGAATGGTTTGACGCACAACCTGGCAATAACACTTTTACTGTTGATGGCACGGGAACTGCCGCTGGCGATACGAGTGTTACAATTACTTGGAACTCGGCTTACATCTAGGAGAATCATGGCACTACGCACCCCGCCTTCTTGGCTTCAGAACGCACTCCACCCTGCCGAGAATGACCGACTCACAATGCAAGCCATTTGGGCGACCACAGGAATTATCGGCACATCATCATTAGCCGTATCCGCAAGTAGTCCAGCCGCCATGACTGTTGAAGTGGCTCAGGGTTGGGGAGTAATCGTTGGTAACTACCAAGCCAACATGGGTGTCTATAATTTTTACAATGACGCGACAGTAGTCTTACCTATTGGTATTGCTGACCCAACTAATCCTCGCATTGACAAAATTGTGGTCACAATTAACGACTCTTATTACACAGGCGTATTAGACAATGTGACTTTCCAAGTAGTCGCGGGAACTCCATCAGGTTCGCCAGTAGCCCCAGCGACACCGACTAATTCAATTTCTATTGCGACTGTAACAGTAGGCGCGGCAGTCACACAGATTAACTCAGGCAACATTACGGATACCCGCGTAACCGCTACTACACAGTTACCTATTGGTGACATTACAGAAGTCCAAGGCGGAACAGGCATAACAGTCACAAACGGCACGGGTCCAATACCTTCTGTTGCCATTAACTCTAGCGTTGTGACCCTTACAGGCTCACAGGCTCTAAGCAATAAAACCTATTCAGGAACCACCTATACAGGCACTACTTTTAGCGGTACTGAATTTGTCCAAACGGGTACGAATGGTGTAGGCTCTATACCTGATTACCTCACACTACTAATGATGGGAGCGTTGTAAATTATGGCAACGACAACAAAAGCACTATTCCGCGGAGCGGCTACTACAACTGTAGGAACTACTCTTTACACAGTTCCAGCCTCAACAACAACAGTAGTTTCTAATATTGTTGTTACTAACACATCAAGTTCATCGCGCACATTCACATTAGGATTAGCAGGAACTTCTTTCGCTACTACTACAACAATAGCGGCGAACAGTATTGCGACTTTTGATATTAAACAAGTTCTTACCGCAACCCAAGTAATTACTGGCGGCGCAAGCGCAACAGATGTTAATTTTCATATTTCAGGCGTAGAGATTTCCTAAAGGAGTAGATAATGGGTAGCACAGTATTTCCTGCCGCTGGCGGTGGGATAACAGGAAAACAGTCACAAACTATTACATCAACACAAACTTTTACTGCTCCAACTGCTTCAACTTACAATGGTTGGGTTGAGGTAATTTTAGCGGCTGGCGGTGGCGGCGGTGGCGGAACTCCTAATAATAGTTATCAGTGCGCTGGTGCTGGTAGCGGTGGCGGAGTTGTTCGCAGAATTGTTCAATTATCGGCTGGTTCTTCTCTCACAGTAACTATTGGTGCTGGCGGAAGTGGCGGTTCGGGTGGTTCAGGACCAGGTTCAAGTGGTTCTGATTCAACTTTTGGCGGTTTGATTACTGCTATTGGAGGATTAGGCGGAGTGGCAGCGCAAGCAGGTGGTACACCTACTATGGCGGCTTCAGGTGAAGGTTCAGGTGCTGGTTCAGGACCAGGACAACATGATACTGCTGGCGCAGCAAACGCTGTTTATGTACCGGGCGCCCCAGGCGCGTATGGTCTTGGTGGCGGCGGTGGTGGTGCTACAGGCACAAACATAGGAAATTATTTTACAAGAGGGTCTAACGGCGGCGGTAGTGGCGGCAATTACGGCGGTGGTGTAGCGCCACAAGCAGGCAGAGCAAATACAGGCGGCGGTGCTGGTGGTACAGGTGCAGATAATTCTACTCGTACTGGACCAGCAGGCGGTTCAGGTGTTTGTATTATTGAATGGTATCAATAGGAGAAAACAATGGCACATTTCGCAGAATTAGATAAAAACAATAAAGTCTTACGCGTTATCGTTATTGCGGACTCAGATACCGCAGACGATAAAGGCGTAGAAAAAGAAGAAATAGGAATTGCGTTTTGTAAATCACTTTTTGGTGAAGATACAAAATGGGTTCAAACTTCTTACAACGGAAAAATACGCAAGATTTTTGCTCATAAAGACGGCTCTTATGACCCTATTGAAGATGCTTTTATCCCTTGTGCCGTTGATGAATGGCATGTATTTGATAAAACAACTTGGATGTGGAAAACACCCGTACCTGAACCTACTACTGAGGGAGTTCACACTTGGAACTCGCTAAAAGGTGAGTGGGAAACAAAGTCTGTTGAATAAGTGAGGCGGTATGACTACAACATACCGCTATCTCTTTGCTGACCTGCTCACAAACGAGATAATCGCTGAATTGCCTTTAACTGGCGTATCTTTTACGCAACAGTTAAATCAGGCTGGCACATTTCAAGCGCGCATACTCCTGTCGGGTATTAACTCATTTGGCTTTAATGTTGCTGACGGCACAGAGCCAGGGCGCGTTGCTCTGTATGTAGATAGAAACGGAACCCTTATTTGGGGCGGCGTTGTATGGGGCAGAACCTATAACTCAGCGAGCCAGGAATTCACATTTACCGCTAGAGAGTTTGAGTCTTATTTTGAGCGCCGCCGTATTTCAACGACTACGGCATTTACAAACACAGACCAATTAGTTATAGCCCGCACTCTTATAGATAACGCACAGGCAATAGCGAGCGGCGACATTGGCGTTATTACAGGCTCAGAAACCTCAGGCGTTCTTGTGGACCGCGTTTATTATGACTACGAACTAAAAACTGTGTATGGCGCTATCCAGGATTTATCACGCGCAGATGATGGGTTTGATTTTACTATTGATGTTGCATACGACATAAATGGCGTACCGACTAAAACCCTTATCTTAGGTTATCCCCGCACAGGTACAGTCTATTCACCTAGTAATCCTGCTATTCCTGTCTTTGAGTTCCCCGCTGGCAATGTTGTGGAGTATGAATACCCTGAAGACGGCTCTATTGTTGCGAATACTTTGTATGTCCTGGGGGCTGGTTCTAACGAAGGTCGTCTAAGCGCAACCGCGCAAGACACATCTAAATTAACCGCGGGCTGGGCGCTTCTTGAAGACCAAGCAAATTACTCAGATACAACTGACCAAACACTCCTAAACGAATTAGCACTTGGACAAGTCTTGGCTCTTTCTGAGCCGCCGCCAATTATTAAACTGGTTGTTCCAGCATTTGCCGAACCACAATTTGGCACATACAACATTGGTGATGACGCACGACTTCGTATTACTGACCCACGCTTCCCGACTGGTCTTGACCAGGTTTATCGCATTGTTGGTCTAAATGTCCAACCAGGCGAAGATGGTCCTGAACGGGTTACTATTACCCTAACAATTACTACGAATTGAGGCGTTATGGCATACATTAACCAGCCGCCTGATTTACGGATTATCTTTTCCGACCTAGAATCCCGCCTTCGTAAATTAGAAACCGCCCAGCGCTTTACCGCGCCTAATGTCAATTTTGCTACGGATATGCCTACTAACCCCAGGACAGGGGATATTTTCTTTGACACATCTATTTCTCGGCTTGTGTATTGGAATGGCACAGCCTGGAAAAAAATAACCGAATCAAATTATCCATAAGGTTATACTTCTCGCTATGTCTGTAAATGAATGGGTTGGTCTAAGTGTTGGGATTACTACACTTATGGGTGCGGCGGCTATGGGTGTCCGTCATTTAGTCAAGTATTACCTAGCCGAATTAAAGCCAAACGGCGGGTCCAGTATTAAAGACAAAATCAAAGATATTGATGATAAGGTCACTAAGTTAGAAAATCGTGTAGATGAGATTTACCGACTATTAGTGGAGAGAAAATGATTATTGAGATAGCCAAGCAAGAAATTGGTTATGTAGAGGGCGCAAACAACAATACAAAATACGGCAAGTGGTACGGGTTAAACAACAACCCGTGGTGTGCTATGTTCGTATCCTGGGTCTATAACGAGGCTGGGCTGGTCAAACACATCGCGGCAAGCGGTAAGAAAGGCTTTGCCTCATGTGCCGCTGGATTAACCTGGTTCACTAAGAAGAATAAACTTGTACCCATTGGGCAAGCCAAGGCTGGCGACATAGCGTTCTTTCAGTTTGATGATGACGCTGAACCTGACCATGTGGGCATTGTGATTAGAAATAACCCACGCACAAAGGTATTGGTCTGTATTGAGGGCAATACATCAAGCGGTAAGGTAGGCTCACAGGCTAATGGGGATGGAGTTTATAGAAGAAAACGCCCATACAAGTATGTATTGGCAGTCGCCCGCCCCGTAAAGGAGAAAAATGAAGCCACAACACATACAAGCGCTTAAATCAGGACTACGCCACTTTGCGCTAACCGCGCTCGCACTTTATCTCGGTGGAGTAACTGACCTAAAGGCTCTTGCGCTCGCAACTGCCGCGGCTATCGCTGGTCCAGCAATTCGCGGAATAGACAAGAACGACCCTGCTTTTGGACGAGTATCTGACTGGGTTGTTGTTGAACTAGATAAACTCGCAAAAAAGGACGCAAAGAAGAAGAAGTAATCCCGCCTCCATGGGAACTCCTGAGCATGAGTCTAAACTGCTCATTTATAGTTATGTTACGCTATGACAGGAGGTGGGTATGAGTTTAGAAAAAACGCTTTCAGAATTGGCTTCTAAACAAAAAGGGTTTAGTCCATATTGTTCGTATCAAATGACCCTGAATAACTTAAACGAGAAAGACCGCAAAGCATTAGAAGAAGCATGGGCAAAAGGATTTTCGGCGAACATAATTGTAAAAGCCTTGCGGGCAGAAGGACACAAAGCAACAGCCGAATCCATCAGAGCGCACCGCAGGGGTGTTTGTAAATGTCCGAAGAATTAAAAGACATTCTAAAAAACCGACAAAACACTCACGGCAACGCTGAGAATAACTTTGAAAAAATAGGCAAGATGTGGGCAATTATGTTGAACCTGGACACGCCTATACCAGCATGGAAAGTAGCCTTAATGATGGACTCATTTAAGACTATTAGATGTTTAGCAAACCCTAATCACAGAGATAACTGGTTAGATAAACAAGGCTATACAGAACACGGAATGAAAGCGTGGTTCAATGAGCCTGGAAGATAATCTAAAGAATCTGCCTGAGGGTATTGAGTCGTCAGATGTAAAGGAATTGCGCAACGCACTTTTTCGCTTACAGAAACAACTCATTAAAGCCAAGACCCGTAATGAAGATTTAGTAGAGGCAACTCATCAAGCCGCCTATGACGCGATGTTGTCTTACGGACCAATTAAACCAGCGGATGTTCCTGAGGTAACAAAAGGTAACAAAAAGAAACCTGAGGTCGCACTTTGGCACATGACGGACTGGCAAGGGGCTAAGAAGACTACAACCTATAACAGCGAAGTAATGCGCAAGCGTGTTTTAGAGTTTGCGGCAAAGGCAGTACGAATCACAGAAATACAGAGGGCTGACCACCCAGTAAAGAATTGCGTGATTATGTTTGGCGGCGACATGGTTGAGGGTCTATTTAACTTCCCAACCCAAGCGTTTGAGATAGACGCGACTATCTTTGAGCAGTATGTGACTGTATCCCGCCTTATGGTGGATGTAGTGCGCTATGCCCTCTCTAACTATGAACGAGTCACAGTAGTGGCTGAGTGGGGCAACCACGGGCGTATAGGTAGCAAGCGTGACGCTGTTCCGCGCTCAGATAACTTTGACCGCATGTGCTACGAACTGGCGCGCCAATTACTTGCGGGAGAGAAACGACTTACATGGAACGAAAGCCCTGAGGATATTCAGCGCGTTGAGATAGGAAACTACCGAGCGCTACTAATTCATGGTGACGAAGTTGGTCGCAACGGCTTCGCTAGTCCTGGCGCAATAGTCCAACACATCAACCGCTGGCGTTCAGGCTCTTACCCTTGGGAGTTTCGTGATGTTTATATTGGTCACTATCACACGCACAACGAATGGGCGATGGCTAACGGATTAGGTAGCGTGTATCAAACTGGTAGCACCGAGAGCGATAACAGATATGCGGGAGTAATGCTGGCGGCGAGCGCAACTCCTTCACAGCGATTACATTTCGTGGACCCCGATAAAGGAAGGGTCACAGCCGCATACAAAGTATGGCTTGACTAATGTGCCGTCACATCTACGAGAATGTTGGCGAACCTATCT